CTAATTGCTTGTGCTTTTTTGAGCAATTAGTCTTTTATATTTGTCGAGTAACTGTTCTTCCGTTTCCTCATGCTGCGGATCTTTTGGAATACAGTCTACTGGACAAAATAATTGGCACTGTGGCTGGTCATGGTGACCAACGCACTCTGTACATAAATCCGGATTGATTTCATAAATCACTTCGCCCATAAAGATCGCTTCATTGGGACAAACTGGTTCACAAACATCGCAGTTTATGCATTCATCAGTGATATATAACGACACGTTACCAACCTTGTTGATGTTTACGTTCAAAGGCTTCAACCACAGCTTGCGGAACAAACTTGGTTACATCTCCTTTTAAACGAGCAATTTCTCGAATTAATGTCGAAGAAATAAAAGAATACTGTTCAGAAGGTGTTAAAAACACCGCCTCGAAATGTGGATCAAGCTGACGGTTCATATTGGCCAGTTGAAATTCATATTCAAAGTCAGAAACTGCTCTTAAACCACGAAGTACTGCTGTGGCCTTTTGTTCTTTAAAAAAGTTAACCAACAAACCATCAAAACCTACAAACTCAACATTTGATAGATGGCCTAATGATGATTGCGCCAGTGCGACTCTTTCTTCTAAGCTGAACAAAGGGTTTTTATGATGTCCAATTGCAATCGCTACTACAACTTCATCAAACATTCTTGATGCTCTAGTAACTAAATCAACGTGCCCATTCGTGATAGGGTCAAATGTTCCAGGATAAATTACACGCGTTTTAGACATCCGCTAGCACTCTAATTGTATTGTGCGCCTATTTTAGCAAAAGTTATACATGAGACGAAATATTGATATGTGGGAAAAAACTTCACCTTGGCATCAGTTTACGGCACAATAGGGACAATTGTGGAAGTTTGAATTATGGCGAAAGCAACAGTAGTAAAGAATAATAAGTGTGGATGTTTATTTTAATTCTCTATAGTTCCTTTTTTAAAGCTAAGTTTTTGAATTATAAAAGTTACTGTTCTTATTAGTTCCTTATAGTTTGTTTACATCCTCCAAAAAAACGGGTAATAATGCGGGTAACGAACTAATTACTCTTACCTCATGGCCTCTGTAAAACTTTCCGACCTAAAGATTAAAGCACTGAAACCTAAAGAAAAAGTCTACAGAATATTGGATGCAGATAGACTTTACATAGAAGTCCGTCCTTCAGGAGCTAAAGTTTGGCGGTTTAAGTTTGTTTTTAATGGTAAAGAATCTTCTATGAGTCTTGGCGAATACCCGGCTATTACTTTGGCAGATGCTCGAATCTTAAAAGATGAAATGCGAGCAAAATTAGCCAAAGGCATTCATCCAGTAGAAGATAGACAGAATAATAAGGCCAAGGCATTAGAAGAAGGGAAAAATACATTCAATGCTATTGCAGCCGAATTTAAAGAAAAACGTATGGCGTTGAAGTCTGAAATTTATCAAGAGAAGTTCGATACTGCTTTAGAAAAAGATATATGCCCAGTTATTGGCAAAAAAAATATTAAAGATGTGACTGCGGCTGACGTATTGAAGATTTTAAATAATACGATTAATCGTGTGACTAAAGAAACGAATGGAAAAATGACGGGTGAATCTGCCGCTTTACAAAATCGAAGATTTATTGGTGCTGTAACCCGTTATGCAATTGCTACATTGCGACTAGAGAATGACCCGACTTATGCTGTACGTGATGTTATCAAGCGCCCTCGTGTAAAACATGCAAGAGCCTTAACTAAAGAAGAAAGAAAAAAGGCAAGAACTCAATTGCCTAAATACAATGGAACAGAGACTGTTAAGAATGCTGGCTTCATTCTCTTATATACAATGCTTCGTGCAATTGAAATTAGAAAAATGCAATGGAAATGGGTCGAGTTTGATACAAGACTTATTAGATTTCCAGAAGAGGCAATGAAAAAATCCAGAATCCATATTCTCCCTATATCTGACCAAGTTTATGAAGTTCTTAAGCGTCAATATACAATCTCTGGTGATAGCGAATTAGTTTTCCCTGCTATTTTCAGTAAGAAAAATGATGGCATGTTAGCTAAAGAAACGCTGAACAGTATGCTTGAATATATTGGCTTAAAAGGCGTGACCACTCATGATTTTAGGGCTACAGCTTCTACCCTACTATATGAAAAGGGCTATGAGGAAGCTTGGGTAGAAAAACAGCTTGCTCATGCTGAATCTAATAAGACCAAAGCATCGTACGACCATTCGCAGCACTTAGAGGCTAGACGGAAAATGATGCAAGATTGGGCAGATATTGTTGATAGTTGGAAAGACTAAAAACTTTGCTTCTTATCAAAGGTCCATCTTTTGCCATTGTAAGTCACAGTGCCATCTAAATTAATCGGCAACTCTTTTAATGAGTAGTCATAGATTTTAAGAACATTCCCGTTCTTATCTAAATCAGCGGGTAGATTGCAAGTATTTTCCATTCTGCCCGCCTCCGAAACCATGATCATGACTTGCGACATCACAAGGCCCTTACACAAATGCCGACATTCACATTACTATTAATAGTGTGAGCTGTGCAACCTGAGAGGAGGAGGCACAGCAGAGCTAAGATTCTCATGTCATCCAACTCTTAATTTTAGTTAGTTTGGCTTTACGATCATCCAGACCATTTGTACCACCATTAATACGGCGAGTAATAGTTAGTAGATCATCACGATCAGCAAGCTCATTTAAACCATTGTTAACCCAAAATTTGCAAGCAACCAGTAAACCAATACTTGGTATTGCTACAAGTTCGGGATAGGCTTCAAAATCAATACCTAATGCTCGGCCATATTTTTGATAATTAGTACGCCCAGTTAATTGGATTGGCCCACGTCCCTTAAAGCGAACTCCATCACCAGCCATAATATTGCCTAGATCCTTACGCCCTTCATATGCTGCACCGGATGCGATTTCTTCCATATAGCGAAAATTACCTGACTCATGTGCAAGCTGAGCTATGAAATGCGCAAAACGTAACTCGTTATACAAAATTGCGTATTCTTTTAAATGTATATTTGCAGCTAAAGCAAGTTCTTCAGCTCGGCTTTGATTTGCGCCTAGCTTTTTAAACAAGGCTGTAAGGGTGCCGCGTCCAATCTTTCCATCGACTGCAACACCAAGTATTTTCTGTAAATTACAAAAGTTCATTTCGGTTTCCTTCAGATATAAAAAAACCGCCCGAAGGCGGCATTAGCTGTTTTCAATGTCTTTTCTGGCTTTCTTAAATTCTTTGATCACTTCAACGATCGTTTTACCTTCCTGTTTATCAATAAAGTTAAAAATCCAACGGACCAAAGCCCAACCGGGTAATCCACACACAAAGAAGAAACCACCAAGTGCAATCATCCCCCATACATCAGTAACCCATTCATGAAGCCCCCACTTCACAATAATGAATGAGCCGCCAGCGAGACTTGATACAACTGTACAAATCAAGCCCACTGCCCACTCTTGTGGTGAGCGTGGCATACGAGTCATTAATACAACTGCTGCAACTAGTGCGACCGCTAAAGTCACCATAATTGCTGCCCCGTAGAATTTTAAAATTGCTGTTATACCGCTTGTTGAAACTGGTTCCATGCCTTACTCCAGATTTTTGGCAATAAAAAAGCACCCAGTTGGGTGCTATCTAAGAAATTTCTAAATTAAAAATTTACTGCTTCAATTTCTTCATATGTCAAAGCAGTTTCAATTTTCTGTCGTGCAATACGCCCTCTTTCATGAATGTTATTAATGTGCACTGCAAGTGCTGTTTTTAAGTCAATCAATTGATCAGGACTGAGTCTAACAACTTTATTGTCTTTCAATGTCCATTCAACTGATACTCCAAGCAAGGCTGCTGTTGCAATTCTTAATTGAGAATTACTGTCTGAGTCAAAAATATTGTTTTCAAACTCAAAACCGCCAAACTCATACTGATCACGTTGCTGTTTAATATGCTCCCATTTAAGCCTTTTCACATCTTCTAAAGATCGATTATCCACCCACTTCTTTGTTTCATAATCAAAAATGTGAAATGGCGAGGGTTGAGTGGGAATATGTACCCACCTCCCTTTTTGGAAAAACATATTTGGATAAGGAGGATCATCTAAAGCTATACATCCCTCAGGTGTGTTTAGCTTGATCATCTCTTCACTACCAAAAATATGCCCAATAACTTCACCATTCTTTGAAACTAATACCGTCACTTTTTAAGCTCCAATGTTGATAAAGATGACATAGTGATTGTTGAAGGAGACTCGGCAAAACCGCCCTGCGCCACAAATGAACCATAGTAAATATTTGAGTATTTTGTGATATATGCCAGCTGAAGCACTATAGTTTTTGTACCAGTGGAAGCAGGTAAGATATAAACTGGAGTTGCTGTAACCCCAATAAAGCGAATTGTACTATTCCCATCATAAAATGTTGGGTAAATTTCCTGAGTGTATGCAACGGTGCCATTTACTAATACTCTACAGGCTAAAGTCACACATTTTAAGATGTCATAAGAAGATGGATATTGGGTGATCCTCACCTTACAGTCAAAGACAAAAGAACCATCAATCCTTAGTTTACCTCCTTGAGTTTGCACATTTAGAGTCACTAGGTCTTGTGTATAGGCAACTGAACCCGCCATTGAATTAGCAACAGAAAAATAAAACTTACGTTCTGTTTGATTAATTACACCAGAAGGGACTGTAACCGCTTCGTCTTGGATTTTTAAAGTGTCTACTGCTCCGTTTTTAATGTGAGCATTATCAACTTCTATATCACCCAAATCAGCGCTAATAGCACTTAAGTTTTCTGCATAGATTCGATTCGCATTGATGTATCCAAAACTACCATTGTCGACATACAAACCACGCGGAATAACAGTACCGTTTGGCAAAGTAACCGGAGTGTTTTGCAGGGTCATTAATGGTTTAGGTTCTACACCATCAACACCGACAGGCGTACCAAACTGAATTGCATCATAATTGAATATGAAAGTTGAAGTCGTACCATCATTCATTGATCCATGACCAGAAACATGGCCATTTACATCGAACTTAGTAAACTGCTGAGCATAGATGCCATCCACACTTTCACTGACATTTTGAATAGACGCACTATTCTCACCGACTTTTGTTTGCAACGTTTCCGTTACTTTTATCGTTGAAGAAATAGCACTAGCATTTGCATTGATTTGTTGCTGAAACAAAGCAATGCTGTCATTCAATTGTGCAGACACTTGATCTGTACGTTTTGATTGAGCCAAATCTCCTTCGATACGAGCAGATTGCTCTGACCAGACACCCGCATAGCCTCCCTCATTACCAATTAACTCGGATTCTGACCCGATCAACGGCGGGTTAATTTGAGCATAGACTCCATCAATCCTTGTAGTTTGGGCAATAACTTTGTCATCTACATTCTTAATATCAGACTTAACTTGCGTCAATTGTCCCGTTGAAGCTTTATCGTCAAGCTCAAGATTAATTAAATCAATTGCCTCAGCATTTGCCGATGACTGCTCAACTGCTACCAGTGCAGATTCACGTACAGTTGCAAGAGCACTATCATTACTTGCGATATATGTATCAATCTTTTGAACTGTTACCTTATCGCCCTCAATTCGAGCTTGAACTTCTTGCCGTGCGTACGCACGTAAATCATTAACTTCAACAACTGTCGTATCAATACGCTTACTAAGTGCTAAATCCCCTTCGATCATTGCTGATTGAACAGACCATGTGCCTGCAAAGCCTTGATCATTACCGATCAAATCTGATTCAGAGCCTATCAATGGCGGATTTAACTGTGCATAAACACCGTCCGTTTTTTCTGCTACAAGTGAAAGATCATTTGCAACAACACGAATGCTTTCTTGAGCTGCAGCAATTCCCTCGTCACTTGACTGTTTAACAGTATTTACAACTTCAAGAACACCTTCATCACCATCAATAATTTGCTGTGATAAACCATCTTTGGCTTGCTGAATAGCGTTTTGTCGATCAATGACTTCTTGTGCAATCCGATCTTTCGTATTTTGAATATCTTGCTTAATTGGACCAATTTCAGCGTCAATAGTCTCAATATGATCAATCCTGGTTTTAAGATCCTGATTGAGCTGAGTTTCACTGATTTGATCGTTCAAGAGCTCAAGAACATCTGTTGCATCGGCAGAAGTTGTCGCATGAGTCCAATCCGACCATGGCCCAATATTTCCAATCCTGTCGATCAACCGCCCCCGATAAAATTGAGTCAGATTTGGCTGCAAACCTTGGAGAGTGTGAGTCGTTGTAGGATACGCAAATAAGCCTAATTGGGCGATGTTACTTGTGCCATCTGGCGATACTTCAATTTCAGTATAAGCCGTATCAAGCGCACCTGTGGCTGGGAAGCCCCAGTTAAGTTTTATACCGAACAAAATCCCTGTCGCTTTTATGAATGCTAAAGCAGGCGGCAAACCTTGTTTTCCAGAAAGTTCCGTCAATACTGAATAAACTGGTAAAGAAGCAATCTCAAAAGCTGAAATCGCTGTAACACGTGCTTGATACTGCCCCGCATAAATACCAGGTACTTCGACTGAGTTATTGCCGGTTACTGGAAGCTTAATCCAGCTGCCGTCATCTTTACGCCACTCAACTTGATATTTAACGGCTCCTTTTGCCTGCGCCCAAGATACTATCATTGTCGCTACGTTGATGCCCTGATCAACTCGGCTTTCACCGGTAACAACGACATCTGTTACAGGATCCTGAATTGTTGGGTTCACAATCGAAATCGGAACCTCATCAAAATAAGCACCCTTATCAATGGCATCAAACTTGGCTGGATTATATTGAAGCGCTGTTACTGAAAATTGATGACTTTCATCTTGAGTAATCGAGATCACCCGAAACTTCATTGTTGCCAAGTCTTGAGCATCCATCACCCACACATTTTGAACTGCAATAGCATCAAACTCATGAGTTACTGTAACAACACGGCCTGAGATCGATTGAACAATTCGTGTTTGAGCTTTGCCATCCTCGCCATTAATAATCAATCGGTCACCAGCAACTGCCACAACGTCGTCACGATCTAGCGTAATGCTTTTATGATCTGCTGATATTTTAGATACACGACCACCATTTGCACGACCTGCAAATAAAGGGTCGGCAACTTCAATCACTTTCCCCGGCTGCGGAATATGGCCATCCAAACCAACTTTAAAACTAACGGTTCGCGTTTCTAACTGCTCAGACTTTAAAGCCCACCAGCCTGCTCTCTGCGCTTGTCCACGCGAAGTGCATCCCCAAGCATCAATTTCCAAAATACGAACTTGGCCCGCTTCAGCAATCGCCTTTTCATCGCGAACAAACTCATATTCGGTTTTGTAGTGATTAGCCGGGTTATCCCACGCAATTTTTACAACATTATGGCGATCACGTGCACGGGTTCCTGAGTATTCAAAATTGCCATCAATGACATTAGCACGCGTATATGTGAAATAAGTATCTTGGGGAATATCAGCATCACAAATAATGCTATTGCCATCCCAAAATGTGATAGCACGGAATACACCAGCTAACTTAGTTAAAATCTCAAAAGCGCTTTCAGCACTCTGAAGATAAACATTACAAGTAAAGCGTGGTTCCTGTCCGCCAAGTCCATCTGGCACCATTTGATCACAATATTGTGCCAAGCGATATAAAGACCATTTATCAACCATGAATGGGGTTAAGCGGTCGCCCAAAGCATAACGGTCAGCAGTGCATATATCGTAGTAGATCCATGCCGGGTTATTAGAATATGCCTCTTTGAAAGTACCATCCCACATCCCTACATATTGCCGTGTTGCTGGATTGTAGTTAGTAGGAACCTTTAGAATTCTTCCCTTTGTATCTGCTGCAATTTTGGCAACGTTTCCAAAAGTCTCAGCATCATATTGAAGACCAAGCATAGCCGTATTTGGGTAACGTAATTTCGCATCAATAACTTCGGTTACTGCGGAAATATACATCTTGTCGCTGATAAATTCAGAAGTGGAATTAGGAGTAAGACGGCGCACACGAACAAGCCATCCAGAATCAGCTCGAGGCAAATCAATGCGGTGTGCTCGTTCGTAATTAGCAGATGTTTTATCTGAAACTTTTGCTCTTAATACTTCCGACCATGCACCACCATCAGTTTGCAAGTCAACCGCGTATTCAATTGTATAGCCTGTAACATCACCCGTTGTTGGGTCTTGGTTGCGTAGTGGACCCCAACGTAAACGCAATCTAACTGCATCAAGATCAAGATTACTAAAAGCTCGAACCCAAGGCGTTTCAGACTTTAACTCCACATCGATGGCAGTTTCACTTTCGACTGCTGGAAAACCCTCAATGTATTCCTGATCATTGGTACCATTTCTAAAATCAACTTTTACATTTTCAAAGTTAAGGCTTCTATCTGCGTTCTGAAGTGGAGTTTCTTCTAAGAAAATTGACTGAAATCCATTTGCTAAACCTTCAATTTCCCCTTCAGATAATCCATAAAGGATTTTAATAAAAGTTTTCGATTGAGCAGAATCTGGTGAAATGACAGGTTGCCGTTGTTTTTTACTGCCTTTTTTTGCGCCTACTACTGCATTCATAAGAAATCTCACGCAATAAAAAAGGCGCTAGAAAGCGCCTGTTAAATAATTAAAATTTACATCTGATCTTCAGGATATTGACCAGCACTGATAATGAAACCACCAATTTCACGTTGGCCATATAAAATAGGTACCGGATTGCATTGAGCAACCGTTGTTACGGCTCCGCCAAAGCCTTTATTCGCTCTGTTTCCATCTTGGTTTTGATCTTGAGTATTATCAATTTTTGGCATGAGCATTGATGCAACCCCTCCCATAGCCATGCCAGCACCTGCACCTATCAATGCAACCTGAGCAGCCTGACCAATACCTGGTATAAATGAAGCAGCTATCAGAATCGCACCAAGTACAAGTTGCAAAATCCCATTATTGCCACCAGCCCCCATTACACGCGGGACGATATGAATAGTGTCTGCTTCAGTATTCATATCAAGCTGTTCTTCACCGATATTGTCACCAGTGATTAGACGCTTAGTTTCGTGGTCATAAATTGCTGGGCGTTTCTTGCCTCGCTTATTACCTGAGTTCTTTCCTTTTAAAAACACGGCAAAGCGTAGACCCTGCTCATGTGCATGTAACATAAAGTGCTCAAAGCCAGCAATCTGAACAGACAATGCCCGCATGGCTTCACGTGTATTTGCGACATCGAGCTTAAATTCACGACCGAACTTCTGCCCTAAGATGCCGTATAACTTAATTGTTTTTAACATCTCGGTGCCTCAAGATTTTCACAGTACGTTCATGCCATTGCTGGCCGTATATTTCGCGTACTGACTTTCGGTTATACGGATGATGAAGAATTAAACTTGAACCTATACATTGCTCAGTTTGTTCCGACTTAAGCTGTCCATTATCCCCAAGCCAGACTACCGCATGATTAGGATGCTCTGTACGCCCAACACGACAAACAAGCATATCGCCATACTGGGGACTCTCGACTTCGTAAAACCCAGCTTTTTCATAATTTTCAAGGTAAAGTGATGGATGTGATTTATCTTCCCACCACGCATCATCACGCTGAAAATCCATAAGCTCTACACCTAACTCACGACTATAAAAATCACGTATAAGTGCATAACAATCTTGCCATCCATGGAAATAATTACGCCCCACTAAGGGGGTGCGATAACCACAAGGTTTATAAACTTGAAAATCCAGATCCGGATATGAACAAATTACCCACGGCTTTTGATGTAACTCAATTTGAATTAAGTCTAGTTCTGAGGCTCGTGTAGTACCATCTGGATGAGAGTGCACATAAGCTAAGATTTCACCTTGATCTTCAGCATTTGCCAAATCCTCGGGATGAATTTCAAATTGATCAGATTGTTCGGCAATATTGCGACAAGCGATATATTGCTTATCAACAATCACACCACAGCATTCAAGCGGATAGCATTCATCAGCATGCGCCATGATTGCTTTTTTTAGTTTCGCTGTAAGTTTCATAAAACCTCACAATAAACTTGAAGCCGGGAAACCACCAAATGGCAGCGGTTTATTTTCACCGAAGCGCATACGGCAAGACCGCAGAAGTCCACCGCATCGATCAAGTGCAGGATTATCCGTTGGCTCATCTTTATCGGTGAACATTGCTACACCTGTGTAACCACATTCTTCGCCACGATACTTCCCGACCATGCACCAGTGACATAGTGAGGTGATTTGTCGAACTGGGATTTTCAAACCTTCAAAATCGATTGGATTGGACAGCTCGAAAGTCACTTGTTGTGCATTTTCAGATGTCTTTTGCTCGATGTACCAGATTTGCTCTTTTGATTCATTCGATGCAGTTGGATTACCTGCTGTGAAGTTTTCTGCATCTAAGTATTTAGCAATTGTCGTGATAACTTTAAGCTTAGCCCCAGCAAAGTCTTTAAACTGCAAACAGTAAGCAGACACAGCATTTTGAATACCGTTGATATTGTTGGCCATGCTTAAAGTTGGTGCTGAAGCTTTACCATCTGAACGCATTTCAAGCCCAGATACTTCCAAAGCCATTGGCTCAAAAACTTGACCTTGCCAGATAATATTTCGGTTCCATACTTTCTGATCACCGGTATCAAAAATCTTTCCAATGCTGCCAGAGTCGGCACCAATTAAACCTTCGGTACCAATTGAAGAGTAGATTTTCTCCCAGTCTTGAAAAGCTATATGGCCATGAAAACGTAAAATGCCAGCACCTAAGCTGCTGGCATCTAGTTCATACAAATGGATTAATCCATCTACATAAAGCTTCTGGAAATCACTATTCAGGGTCATTTTCTGTCACCACTGGCATTTCGGGTACTGGTTTAGGAATTTCTTGCAAGCGAATATCGATCCAGCGACCCGTTGAAATATCAACTGGATTATCCAAATCAGCAATAATTGAAGCAGACTCAACATCAAACTTCTTTTTAAAAGTTTTGATTTCAATATCTTTATTTTCTAACTGCTGATAAATCACAGCAAAAAGAATGTTCCCGTTAGCATCTTTTGGCGTTTCGATATACCAACCTTCCGTTGCAAAACCTGACGTTCCTTTTAGCAAGTAGTGCCCAATGTCTAGTTTCTCAAATGAAAGTGGCTGTTCAGCAGCTTCATCGTTAGGTTCAATTTTATCTGCATATAACTTAACAATTGGGGATGCTGCTTTAATAAACCCATTAGCATCAACTGTTGTATTTTTTGATGACAAGATTTTACGCCACGGCTGAAACGTATTTACATTCCAGTTTACAGACCTGACATAAAAATCGGAGTTATGCGTTATGCTTAATTGCGCACAAGCATCAGTTGAGTCGTTAATATCTAAACTAATAATTGCCTGAGAATTGTTGTCAGGGTAGTCTCCAGCACTTGAAATATTATTACCATTATTTTGCCAATAGAAGGCATTACCACTTCCTCTCAATGTTGATAATTTTTGACTACCTAATCGGATTGACTTTCCAACTCCAAAAGCGCCAACCTCCATCACATTCCCAGCAGCAGTCCCAACATAACGACTAGCTGCATGGTTGTTATTCGTAAAGTTTTCATTTATTTTTGCGCCAGTAGAGCGGAATGTATCACCACCTGCGCCAGTCGGTGCCGTACCTAGATTTACTGTTTGAATTGTCATTTTCTTACTCGCATAAAAAAAGCCCCAGCGAGTGGGGCATGAAAATTATTAAGAATTAGGTGACGGGCACAACTCCGTCTTGTGTGCATGCCGTAGTTTCTTGCATGAGGTCACGACATTAGGAGAAAATTGTATACCAATAGGCTTTTGTTTTTGATCGGGTCAAGAAGTAGTAAAGCCCCCACTTTTTAGCAAGATCTTGCTTGCTTTTACCTGTATATTTTACACATAGCTTAATGAATATATCGGTTGAAAAATGCTTCATTTTGATTTCCTTTGGATGATAAAAAAGGACGCAAATGCGTCCTTTTGTTGAGAATGGATAATTTAAGCTAATTGATCACCAATAAATTTAGCTTTTACTTGAATAACCACACCTGGTATTGCTTCAGTATTACCAACTAAATCATAGCCAGTATCAGTAGGTTTAACCTCTAAAATTAATTCGTAATCACTGATATCACCAAATACAGATACAACATTCCTATCATGTTGTTTTGCATTTAATTTGAGAAGATTGTTTTCAACCCTGCCACGGTATGTAAATCCATAATCTCCACCATTGACCACTCCATCTTTTACCACCACCGTACCCTCACCAAAATCTTGGATAGTGCTTTTGAATTTCACAAAGTAAATTCCGTCTCTCATTTTAACCTCATGCATTAATCGCTGAAAATTCAGCCATTTGATAGTAGGGCATTGATGGTCAAAAGTTAAGAGTCATCAGGGGTAAAAAACTTGGGTGAATGTTGTTGAGATTTGCCAAACATCACCGCCCAAACAGCGTGGTTGATATTCACCTGTTTTAACTCGAACCTCACCGTCTAAAGGCGAATCCCAAAGAAACGAGTCAGCTCCTTTATGGTCATCAAAGAATGCTTTGATTTGCATAATTTCGGCTTTATAAGCCGTTCTTTGATAAGTCCATTCACCAGATCGGTTATTAATTCCAATTGAAGTATTCTGTTCATAACCATCGCCAAATTTGCTTGATAACGTATTAAAGCGCTGAGTATTACTATTGCCATCTAAGTCACATTCAAATGTGAATTTAAGGTCGCTCATAAGTTGATTCCATAAAAAAACCGACCTCTAAATGGGTCGGTTTAAATATTTAGTTTCATTACATTTTCCAAAGATATGTACAGATAATCAAAGTGATAAGGATCGCAACAAAGCGCCATGCTTTCATTTCATTCATTTCCTTTAGACACCAGTTAATTAATTTGATAAAATCTTCCATATAGATTTATTTTCCTCTTGCTTTAGTCGGTTGGTGGAAATGCAAAAACCCCGATGTTGACGCATCGGGGTTTTGTTTTGGGTATAAAAAACCCACTCATTGAGTGGGTTCAAGCTAATTTATGATGGTAGCAATGTGATTTCTTTACCATCCCTGTCGTTTGGACATTCGGAATCGTTTTTCAATCTTTGCATCCACCATTGCCTCATTTTGTTTCTGATACTCTTTTAAGATAACTGTTAACTCCTTACCATCCCATTCAGAGGTAGCATCCACTTTTTCTGATGTTTTATTGATAATGGTAACAGTAGGTTGAGACTTCTCAGTTCTTCCAGAATTAATCGCATCAAATTGTCTATGCTCTCTAACTGTTGCAATTGCATCCGTTTGATTGTTTGATACATAGCCACCGTTAGCATAACCACTTGGTTTACTTTGACGCATGCTTTCAACAACGCTAACACCACCCCAGCGTTTGATATCTTCTTGCGACCAAACAACTTCACCTTTATGCACAATTCCTGCTGGAGTATGTTTAAGGCCATTACCGGTATAACCACCGTCTGCAAATCCTTGCGGTGTTGCAGCTTGGATGAGAGATACAAATGTACCCGATTTAATTGTCGCGATCGCTGCTGCTGCCGCTTTTTGGTACCAAGTACCTGGCTCATTTGCGTAAGCATCTGAAGCAGCTTTCCACATGTTCATTCCAGCCTGCGCCAATGCGAATGCCCGCTGACTTTCATAAAGAATGCGGTATGCACTTGATGACTCACCAAGCATATTTTTAAACATGCCAGCCAATGCCCCTGTGACACTAGCTCCATAACCCAACTGGAGATTCATTGAATCATTTTGATAAGTAGATTCAATCAATTTCAAACGCTCAAAGTGTTCTTTCATGATTTGTTCACGTTGTGCATTTAGAGCTACCATATTTGCATTTGGATCTTTAGCTTGAATATCAAGTGCAGCTACTTGAGTATTTGCTAAATTTAGAGATTGAGCCCTCCGATCAGTGCGCGTTTGGTTTAGTTGGTATTGCTGACTATTACCAGTCATATCGGCTTTAGTCTGATCCCAATTTTTACTAGATTGAAAAGCCTTATCTAGAATCTCTAGACGTTCTTGCGCCTTAGATAAAGATAGGCGTTCCCGTCGCTCTTCCTCATCCTTAGTAGTTAATGCAATCTGTTCCCGTTCAATACGATACCTTTCCTTAATAGCATCAACTTCTGAATACAAGAACTGTCTGGCCTGAAATAAACGTTGCTCTCGAGCTATCTGAATTAGTGCTAATTCTTGTTGCAGTTGTTTTGCAAGTAAATCTACTGCCGCTTTTCTTTGTTCCTTTGTTAATTCTAGATCATGAGCAGCTTCAAACTGACGTTTTGCAAAACTGTCTGTTAAAAGCTGTTCTTCTGTTTTTAAAAAGTCACGGTAAGAATCTAGCTTAGACTTTGTGGCTTGCTCTGCAATTGCAATATCATTATCTGCACGAGCTCGTAGCTCAGCCTTAATTTGCTCTTTACGCTCAGGACTAAAATTAGCTTTATCAACATCTTCAAGTTTTTTAGCAAGATCATTTCGGATCTTAGTAACTTGATTGGCAACTTCATTTTCAAGCTGAAGACGTAACTTAGCTTGTTCTTCAGCTAGCTTGGTGTTGTCCTGAAGTAATTTATCAAAATCTTTCGAAGATATATCTCCCGCTGTATAACCATTAACGCCTGCCATATAGCCTTGGTAATCTTTCCAGTACTGGTTATTATTTTTACCAATACCTTTACCCTTTTGGACATTGCCTTCGCCTGCGTGGTAGGCTCTGACAGCTTTTTCTAAATCTCCCTTGAAAAGTTTTAAAAGGTACGACATGTACTTACCTGCACCTTCAGCAGACTGAGCTAAATCATATCGGTCTTTTACGCCATATTGCTTAGCTGTGCCTTCAAGAAATTGGAACCCACCTGTAGCACCAGTAGTCTTGTTATATGCTCTGGCATTGCCACGTGATTCAATCATATGTAGCGCAGACAAAGTACCAGCTGGCAAATTATATTTAGACTCAATTCCAGCAAAACCATACTTTGCAGCATTAGCCTGAACTTTGGCATTAACAGAAAGCACTTTTTGCTGTTTTTCAAGCTCTTTAGTGCGCTCCTTATCCTTATTTACAAGATTATCAAGAGCACTTTCCTGACTAATAATGCCTTTAATAATTTTGTCTTGTTCAACTGTGACGCCTGCAAAACCTTTTTTCTGGTTTTCTCGATAAGTCTGTAACAGTAGCTCTGCTTCTTCTGCTGATCTACCATATTTAGTGATCAAAACCGACTTAAAGTCTGCATCCCATTTACGATCTGCAAGTGATTTATTGATGTCCTTAAGCTTTTTATTAAGCTCAGTTACGTCTTGAACTGCTCCTTTCGCACCTTGACTAACATCATTGAAACCTGCTTTTGCATTGGCACCAGACGCGCGAACCTGATTTAACTCTGCGTTTGTTTGTTTAACAGCTTTTGAGTTTTCATCTACTTTCTTCTTGCTATCAGCCAGCTGGTTAATTTGATCCGAACTGATGAACGAAAGTTGATTTAATCTATTGAAAGCTTGGTTTACATCAATAACGCCAGTTTTTAATTCTGCCCATATTCGATAAGCTTCAGCACTTTGCTTATTGTTGTCAGTGATAGACTGAGTAAGTAACAAGAACTCGTTCTGAGATTTAGATAGTTGAGCATTCTGTAAACTTAGTTGCTTTGTCAGTTCACCTTCCGCTGCTCGCTTTTGTGCACCTTCAAGCTTCATGAGTTCATCAGCTGCCATGCCTGCATAACGTGATTGCTTCTCAAGCATGTCATTGGCTTTATCGCCATTGTCTCGCATTAAAAGATATCCGGCTGCTAAACTTGCTACTGTGATGCCAATACCAACAGGACCACTTAGTAAGCCTAAAAGTCGTGTACCAATCCCTACACTTGCCGCACCAGCTGCTGCCGATCTAGCCTGAGCCGTTGCCAGTGCACCTTCCGCTACTGCCAATTCTCTTGTAACTTGAGCCTCAATTTTCTTTAACTCAGCCATACGAGTTAATGTAGCAGCACGGCCTTTTTCAGAGATTTGGGATTTTAATCGCTGTACTTCCAAAGCTTTCTCAGCCGCAATAGCAGCTAAAGTTGCTTGAGTATTTGCAACAACGGCTTGAGTGCTAATTACTTGTTGAGCAGCAGCAGCGCGCTCGGCCTGAATTGCAGCATACTGCGTTACGGTTTGAACCGCTAATTCCTTCGTTTTTGCAGCTACAGCAACACCAGAGGCATAGATTGCTGGAATGTAGGTTCCAAGCCAGTATGCGCCTCCAACCATCATTGCGGAGGTCAGTACATCTAAATTTCCAGCTAAAGTCTGAATTGTGCCCGCAAGGACTTGAGCTGCGCCAGAACCTTTACCTGACTCACCAACAAATTTAGTAATTTCGTTGTTGAGTAGTGTTAAGGATTGCCCAATAGTGATATCAGTTTTTGCAAAGAGTGCATCAACATCTTTTTCTACATTTCTGAGTGCTTTCACAATCTCTTGAGATGTAATTTTCCCTTCTGCAGCTACTGATCGTAATTCACCTACAGTAATACCCATACCCTGAGCAATTGCTTTTGCTAATGCTGGAGTTTGTTCCATTACAGAGTTCAGCTCTTCACCACGTAATGTTCCACTTGCTAAAGCCTGTCCAAACTGAACTAATGCAGCATCGGCCGCTGAGGCGCTTGCGCCACTAATTGCCACAGCCTTAGAGACTGTCTCAGTTAAACGAGCAGTGTCATCCATAGTGAGATTTAAGGTTTTTGCATTGTCGCTAAACCGTTGGTAAACCTGTAAAACAGAATCCCAAGCTGAATAGGTTTTTTGTGCAATTCGAAAGGTATCTTCTGTTGCCTTATTTAGCTCGACTTGGTTGTTAGTTACTAACTTGAGGCGGTTCTGAAGACCTGTGTAAGTGTCCATCTTAGAAATGGCGGCACTTACAGTCACCAATCCAGCCATATATCCAGCAAGTTGACGTGTCGCAACAGATAACGCATCCATTGATTTAGTGGCAAAGTCGCCTTTACGCTCAATGCTATCCAGCTCATTGCCTAGATTGCGTGCATTTCGCTCTGCATTTTTAGCATCAATTACAATGACCAAACGGGATTCTTGTGCCATCTTACTTTCCTCTAGGCAATAAAAAACCGACCATTTGTAGGTCGGCTTAAATATTTGGTTGCATTACATTTTCCAGATATATGTACAGATAATCAAAGTGATAAGGATTGCAATAAAGCGCCATGCTTTCATTTCATTCATTTCCTTTAGACACCAGTTAATTAATTTGATAAAATCTTCCATATAAAATTACTTTTCCTCTTGCTTTAGTCGGTTGGTGGAAATGCAAAAACCCCGATGTTGACGCATCGGGGTTTTGTTTTTGGTATTAAAAAAGCACCCTAGGGTGCTTTTCTTGCTATATTAATATTGCTTTTTCGCAGCATCCAATCCATCTAAGAATGAAACTACTATATCGGAAGGTACTTTGATAATCCGATCTTGTTGACCTTTAAGTTTTAGCTCAAAGCCATTTTTATTTTTTCTTAAAAATGGTTCTGACAATGATACGCCAACAACCTCACTTAATTTACAGTCCATATATCTATTAGAGCAGTCTGCGTCTCGATCAATTTTCACAACCTCATGAGTGTTTCCATCGGCATCATAAGCAATTTGAATATTTCCCCATTTTCCTATAAATGATGTATTCAAATACAATTGAGCTGTTAAAAGTTTCTTTGTTGTTGGGCTATATGTCCCTCGCAGCAACATATTATCGAAATCTTTAGTTTTTATATTTACTATTTTTTCAAAACGGTCAAAAGCTACCGTGGCGCTCGTATCTTTGACCTGTAAAGCTTTTCCAACTATCTCTTGTAGGCTTGCAGAATCAGCAGGGCTATTATCGACCTTCAAAAAGGTAAAGCCTATGAACTTTTCATCAATTGGTCTATCTAAATTTAAATAATAAATTTCACAATTAGATGTAATTAATTTTGTACTTAATGATTTATTTAAGGTGTAAGCTTTTCCATTGACAACTAAATCTTCGGTAAAGTTTTTTACCCCTGTTTTTATAAAACGGTCATGATACTTTGTAACCACCCCTGTTTCAAAAACCTTAAATTTATTTTCTTTGAGTGCTTTATATCCTTTTTCATTTCGATGAACACTGGCCAGCATATCTTTATCAGGATCGATAAAAAAACTATTCGTCACATACTTTTTCGATAAATCAGTTAATTGGTATTCACTACTTTTTATTTGCTCATAATTACAAGTATTTGCATATGCGCTTGCAGTAAATCCAAATCCCAATAATCCCACAATTAATATTTTCTTCATCTCCACCACCTCAAATAATCTTTTGAGTTTTCAAGTCTTGCAATAACTCACCAATATTAGTTGATATTGCCGAACGAACAGCTTCGGAGTCTGTACCGCCCATTGCCTTAGGTGAAGCCTTGTGAGTCTTAATTAATTTCTTATAAATAACTTGATCATTTTTAGTTACTGTATATTCCACATCTAAATAAAAATCTACTTCAATAAATCCAATCCAGTCATACAAGAATTGCTGAATATCTCCACTAATTTTTAATTCCGCATTTTCTTTAGGATTAAATCCAGCTGCTATCAATTCTTTCGTTAAAGATGATTTTAACAATACATCAGCATTATCGGACATATACATTGTTCCAATTGCAGCAGATGGCTTTTGAAATTCATTTTTCTTTACCAAGCCTTTTTGAGCTGGAATATATTGAAATTTACCGACAGCAATATCACCCTGTCCACGGATAGATGGTGATGCAACATAATTAATTGGCATCGTGGTTGAACACCCGCCCAACAAAGCCATTAAGCCCAACAAAAAAATCTTTTTCATATATAAACCTATCAAATATCAAAATTTAAAAAATCAGCTAATAATCCAAATAAAAATTATTAAAGCTATAAATAAAATAACTCCACTGATTATCCATTCAGATTTAGGGTAACCCCATACATTATCTGGATTATTAAAATCAGGTTCTCTTCTACGTGTCGTTTTCTTAGTATGACTAGAGAACTTAGAATAAGATAAACCAGTACCTGGAATACCTACTGTTGTGCGAGTACCCTTCTTACTTACATTTACACGTGCACCTTTCCCACCCACAGAAACACTTGATAGCCCTTTTTTACTAATATTGACACGGATTCCAGGAGCAATTTTTATACTTTTTCTAAAATTCAATCCCATCACATCACCTATCTAGAGCAGATCTTTTTAGAAGCACTGATGGAACCATCATTACAAACAAACTTACTACCATCGCAATGACTTATCCCACCTTTCTTACCAGAGCACGGTTGTCTCCCTCTACCTGCTTCCGCAACACTTAATGAGCTTAAAACTAATAAAAGACTTAAAATGACTTGTTTCATGGTTTTTACCGTTTGTTATAAAGTGTAATAACTTTAACAAACTGGTTAACAAATGTCACATAAAGCAAAACCACCCGAAGGTGGTTTCTATCAAATAAAACTAACTAAGCTATTTCACAATTGGTTTGATGCCATGAATGGTTATTTCCATATGAAAAACTAATTTCACTTGGTACTAAAGTTCGTTCCTGATGATTTAATGACTCAATCATATTTCTTAGTTTGCCATCACCTTGAACATGCTCTTTATATAATGCACGAAGTAATAGCTCAGTAGGTTTACCAATTAAACCGCGATCAGCTTCCCAATGTCTAATACTAGTCTCACTGACTCCTAAAAGCCCAGCAAGATTTTTCTGTGACAAGTTTAGTTCTTTTCGTAAAAAACGAATTTCCTCACCATTCAAGTCAGGCTTTTGCGTAATTAAGAACAACCCAATGGCATTATGAAGCTCATGAACAGATTCAATAGATACGAGTTCACCATAGTCTTCATCATTTTCAATTGTAAATCCATTGCGCAGCCAAATATTGCTCAGACCGCATTCTTCATAGTGATACATAATTTAGCCTACTCTCTAAATGTAGTGACTACTACTGAGAATTCACCGTTCTCGCTCTGCTTGATTGCAACAGCTGTTGTTATGTATTCGCCTGCAGTGCGAACAGAAACATTTAACTGGCAATCACCACGAGTATTTGGGTACGGCCCCTCAGTAATATCTCCATGCTCAAAACAGCAAATAATTTGCTTCATAGAGATACAGCGTTCTTTCATTCTTTCTTTTGCATGTGCAGTTAACTTGATTTTGCTAGTATCTCTAGCAAATGCTCTAAGTTTTTGTTTAGCTTCAGTTAATGTTAAACACATACAAGCAAACACCAAGGTTCTCGGAAAGAGTAAAAGAATGCTGAACCGTCAAATATTGACGGTAAGGTGATTATTCATCATTTGATAATCACGCGCAATACCTTAAAGGTAATTTTCTGTCAATCCAGATCAAGTATTTTGTAACATCAAGTGCGCTATATCACGTCGCAAAGTCTAAGATATGTACCGAAAGTCAGCATTTAAGTCTTCGTCGCTCGTTGCGTCGCCTTCTTATGCGCCTCATCCAAGAACATATCGTCAAGCGTAAAGATACAGTCATTAAAGATGTAACGCTCAACTGGTAAATCATATTGCTCAACATAAGCATTAATTGCGGAAATATCTAGCGCCAGAGGAACACCTTGTTCATAGCGTCTAGATCGTGCAATGGTGTTATATGCAGACAGAATTGCATTAGCTACATAAGAATAGTCAGGCGCATCAGGAAGCTTTACACCGAGGGCTTCTCTTTGCTTTTTTTCGTGGTCCGTGAGCCCTGCGTACTTGTTCGCGAAGGTGTAGAGGGTTGTGACTTTCCCACAACATCATCTCGATATTGGTTCGCATCTGATTGAATCTTTTCTGATTCAGTTCGAATAAAGGACCAGAGAGAAACCCCTAAATCGCCCATGTTAAGCAATTTCGTAGCGTTCTCTGCATTGTATGCAGGTTCGGACTTTAACTGTTCGCCATTAGGACCTTCTTCGACAAATACAACACCCTTCCAGTCTTCAATTAAATGGCATGCAACTGCTTCCAATAGTAATTCATGAAAGAGTTTGTCATCGGGTGAAGCTTTAGCAACATCAAATCCTTTAGCTGTGATTTGGTTATTCGCACGTTCTAAAGCTACTTGATAAGGCTTATATCCAATGCCTCGGATTTTGAACTCAGCAAGCACATTACCTTCTTCATCTTTATATTCGCGCCACAAACTAACGTCTTTATTTCTTTGAATATTGACTTCAAGAGCCATGTTATATCTCCAAATAAGAAGGCAGCAATAAAGCTGCCAAATCAGTATTAAGGTGTAACTGGCGCAATCACACGAGTAATAACCGGCGATACGCGAATATGGTTGTAGTTAATGTCGACTGTGATGGTGTCTTCTCCACCGCCATCAGGGTGATTAGCTTCAGCCACTTCTAATTGTGGGAACTGGAATGCATAACCATTACCTGCATCATCTTCAATAGAGAATTCTAGCGGCATGGTGTCACGGGTTTTAATGAAGTCGATATATGCTGCCGATTGAGCCGAGAACATGTATTGAGTGTTGACGGTGATATCAACAATCTTCTCGAGATAAGTCGTTGCAGTGAGCTTTTTAGAGCCAATACAACGGATTGCTTCCATATTGTTGTTAATGGTCAATTCAAGAGACTGCATACAAGCAGTTCCGACCACTGTTTCACCATTAACTTTAAGATCACCGACGTTAAGCGCTGAAACAAGGACTAATTCAGGGACTGGTAAAGGCGAAATAACAGGGTTTGTAGTAGTGCGCTCAAACAGAGTGCCCATCAAGCCAAATGTAGCTGTGATTTTGCCAGTAGTAGCAATAGACATCGTAGCTTCATTTATACGTACACCGCGGTAAATAAATACCTGGTTAATATCTTCAAATACTTTGACGAAGGTAAATGTCTTTCGCACATTACCGCCAAAGTTAAGAACATCACTGGCCCAGTTATTCATTGCAACTGCTGACCAGAAGTCATCAAACAAGCCAATAGATAATTCAACTTCTAAAGAACCTGTGATTTCTGCTTCGGTAGCCATGCCACCTTGACGGAATCGCGAATCGACCACACTGTTTGATGATTCAGTGGTAACGTTTTCAGTTAAGCCATCAGTAACTCGGCGTACGGTTTTCCAAGCTGGTGTAGTTGGTAATACTTCGGGGGTTTGCTCTTCAGCATAGTAAAGACGGATCTTTGCACCACTCGACATGGCTTTTACTCCTTATAGGCATAAAAAAACCACCTCGAAAGGTGGTTGCTAAATTAGAAAAATAAAAAACCGCTCTTAAGCGGTAATTTCTTTAAAAATTGAGATTAATCATCTAGATCGACACTTACTCCAGTTACTACATTATGCTTTGCACCGCCAAGACTACTAACATCGGCTAAACGTATATTCACATCAGAAACACATAGTTTATTAGCTAATTGCCATTTATTCAGCTCTTCAGCCATTACACCTGCCAAGTGTCGTTCCAGTTCTTGCCGTTTAATTTCGATTTCTTCTTGAGTAAGCATGCAGGACATATCAATTCACCCTATAACCAATAGTCACATTATACTGAACAAAGTCAGCATCTTGACCGACAAAAATTGATTGTCCATTCAAACATTCTAAATGTTCGACTGAGAAATATTCAAAATGTGCCAGCAATGCATCACTAAGTTCTGTTATTTCCCTGTCTCCAGTATTAGGACGGGCAAAACATTGAATTAAGATATTACCAGTACGGCGTGTACACGGCTTATCCCCTAGTCCAGCTATAAAACTTGGTCCTCCCGTAATGGTTAAACGACACCACACACCTTTTGTTGGTACATTGAAGCCTGGTGCATTTGGGTATTGAATTCTATCTTGAGAAATTCCAGTGAAACTCATCATACGATCGATAATAGCTTGTCTAGCTTGCTCTAAAGTCATTGCCATTTTAGCCACCGTACTTTTGAGAAATAAAATTAAACGTGAGGCCATAAATACCTTGGGGTGCTTGATCAGACCAGCCGTTTTCTAAGCGCGGTCCATAAGCTTTATTGTTCTGGATATAAACCAAATTACCCAATTTAATCTTTAAAGCTTGAATAGCTGCATCCTGAAGAGGATTTGTTTCAGGTTCCCGCACACCGTAATCAGCGGATCCAACCGAAACAATATGTGAAGCACGGTATGCGCCAGTATCAACGGGACTAGAAACAACAAGTGATTGCACTGTATCCATGGTGATTTTTTTTACATGCTCATCTGCCTGTTTTTCAACTTCAAAACTAAAGCTGCTCGGCCTTGCTCCCTTCCACCCCATGTTTTTTAACCTCACTTGCTTCGAACATTTCAAAAAGATCTTGAGCAATTGCTTGAATCGAATACGCTTCAAACTCTACACTCGGCTCGCGCTCACCCATTCGCCGCTTTACTATTTGCCAGACATGAACAGCTTCATGTAAAAGCAATCCATAAACTTGAATTTGGTCTTTATCTGACGTATCACCAATTTGGACGATTGCATATGCACCATCAGAAAAAGTACTAACTTGCGCATCCGCTCCCATATCCAAAAATTGATCGGCCTTATCCATATCTTCAAATAACAAATCCATGTGTAGTTGATTTCGAGCAAGCGTGTACTGCACATGTTGAAAAGGCGAGATATACCATTCAGGAACATAATCAGGATTAACCATTTTAGCCCCTACACTTTTCGAAGCTGACATTTCCAGATTGTACTGGCTGGATCTTGTTGAATATGGATAACTCGAAATGAGCCTAAAGCTGTTAGCCATTCATCGTCAATTTTTGGAGTCATGGATACTTCATTTTGCAGCACAGTTGCTTTTTTATCAGTAGCCAGCACTCCAAGCGTCTGAATCTCATATTGACTGTATGAGCCAAACAGAACACCACGACCAGAATAGTTTTCTTTAACTTCAACATACGTTTCAGTCTTAGGATCCCAATTCGTTTTTGAGATCCGTTCACACGTAAAGGTATGAACGGCGTCCGCTAAATCTTCATTAAATGCTTCGGCAATATCTGCCTGAATTTCGTCACGTAAGCCCATATCATGCCCTGTAAAGAGGTATGCCAAAGCCATTAAAACTTGCATTTGGATCTTTCAAATCAAGTGAGTCAATAAAATCAATTGCTATCTGTTCAAAGCTAGAAATTGCTTCAGATCCATCTTGGTATTCTTTTTCTGACTCAACAGAATCAGCTTTAACTTTCTTACGCTTCAACTGCTGGTCTTTGCCGTTATAAATTACTTTGGCCAGAATTCCTTTGATAATTTCACAAGCCGCGTCCTTAAGAAGTGGATCAATAGGATCTGGTACAAAACCTATTCTGTTTTTCATCCAGACATTTGCCAGTTGAACCAGACGAGCTTTATCACTGTCTGGTGCAAAATCGCTGCCCAAAATTGAATTTGCGTCATCTACAGTAATAAAGCTCATTGCATTATTCCTTCGGGATTAATTTAAGAAGTTCTGCTTTTGTTGCAGACGGCTTGTAACCAATGTTTTTACTAGCTAAATACTCTTTTAATTGATCATTTGACCAGTTTTCAAAATCATTAACTGCCGTTTCTGTTGTTGAATTTTCTGCCGCTTTTCCAGATTCCAATTCAGCGATACGCGCTTGCATAGCAGCAACATCATTTTTAAAAGCATCAAACTCTGCTTGAATGCTTACTACCTTTCCTTCAGCCGCTTTAGCAGCATTGTCAGCTTGAAGTACAGCATCTTTTAAACGTGAGTTTTCAGAAATTAACTCCGAACTATCACCACTAGCTTGTTCCAAGATTTCGATTTTCTGTTTAAGTTGAGTGTTTTCTTCAACAACTTTTTCACACTCTGCTTTAGTTTCATCAACAACTTTTTGCAGTTCAGGGGTAATTCCAATCACGGCACTTACTGTGGCCAAAGTCGTTTTTGCAGGCTCTTCCAATTTGCGAACTTCAACTGGAATATCCAAAGCTTCGTAATCATTTTGGATTTTCGGGTAATCACCGTAAATAATTACTTCTTCAGCACTTCGATTCGGATGTTCGTAATAATCAGGATTGGCAATAGTTCCAACCTCTAACGCAGCTGCAGCAGCAATACGTGTATAAATTAGCTTCATGATGCATTTCTCTTTAATGTAAAAAGAGGGCTTAATAGCCCTCTTATAGTGAGATGTTTATGAGTTAACCAGTTGTTGTGCCAGACAAGTCAAGCAATGTGCCTGCTGTCATTTTGTTGCTAGTAGCATGTTTTTTCCAGTTGGCACTTGAACCAAGTAAAGTAAGGTCAGGGTTTTCGCCTTTTGATGTATCCCAGCTATAACCAAGAATATCTAAGTTGAACGCGCCTTCAGCACGCATACCAATACCTAAGTTTTCTTCATCATTGATGTCATACGCCCGAAAGCCTGGTACTTGTGATTCTGTAACAGTAACAGCTCCCATTTGTAAACCAAATGCATCATCATCACCTACGGCATCAGTCACCAAGACCGGCTTACCTAAGGTACCCGGTAAACCGCCATAGATAACAATTTCAGATTCGCCATAAATCTGCTTAGTGATTGCATCATCAACAATATCGAAGTAGGTATCTGAGTTCATTACCCATAAACTAATACGTCCAAACTTATCGCCAAACTTACGCATACCACGTGTTAATGCTTTACGCCCATCTACAGCAATACTGCCTTTAGCAACCATATCCGGGTTACTAGAAATAGCAGCTTTTAAAGAAGCTAAACTGTACTGTAAACGACCAGCAACCAATGCATCTGCTAAATCATAACCAAGAATCATGGCAAACTCTTCAGGTGTACGTGCACGGCGTTTGAATGCCTCTTCAGTAGAAGCATAAGGACCATATTTATACGGGACTTTTACGCCTACAGATTCACCAGAACCAATTTTCTCTGGAACTACTTTGGCGGTTGAATTCACATCACGATGTTTGATGCTACCGCCCACTTTGTAGAATGCTTCTTTATTGAAATCACCTTCAATGATCTCATTGCGATAAACAATTGCACCATTAGAGGCTTGGTTAAATACATTCAAATTATCTTGCAAACGCTCTAAATAAGCAGTTTGAGCCAATTGGTTATAGATGATCATGTCTGAATTAACTGTTGTAGTCATAACTACTTATCTCCAAAAATTTAATGATTAGTTCGGCAGTTTTAGGAAAGCATCGTTGCCATGTTCTTTGATGTAGTCAGCTTTCTGAGAAACAGACATTTCACTTCGTTTCATTCCTGCAGGCGCTCCACCTTTGCCCCCACCTTGAAAACCGCCACCAGTTCCTTTACCACCTTTAAGAATTAAGTCTTTATGCTGGTATCCACCAACCAATGACTCTAAAGCTTCATCAACATTTGCAAGTTCACCGGGACGTACACGTGAATAAATCTTTTCACCGTTCTGATCGTATGCAACCACCTTGCCCTCTTCGATTTTGAAGTGATGACCAAAGGTTGCCTGAACCATGTCCACAGGTACTGCAATGTTGTCTTGAATGTACTTAGAACGAGCAAAACCACCGCCGATAAGTTCTTTATGTAAAGAGGCCTCTAGAGCATCACGTTGCGCAACAATCGGGGCATATTTTTCCTCAACTGCTTTGATAGCTTCAGCTTTAACTTTCTCAACTTCACCGGCATCCACCAGCTTTTTATCATCGAGATTTTGGATTGTTTGTAATGCCTTTTTAGCTGCCGCTGGGTCTTCAATTCCTTCAAAAGCTTTTAATGCTTTTTCGGCTGCTTCTTTGGCTTCACGATGTGTTTTAGCTTCATTGTTTAAGCGTGCAATTGTTGCTACCGAGTGTGGTGCATCATGTGGCATTTCTTTGCCGTCATCATGAATATAGATCGGCTTATCACCGTCTACTTCCGCATAAACTTTACCGTCGATTGTTACTGTTTTAAGTTTCATTGGTCATCCAACCTATATATACAAAATGGGCATCCGCCCGGATTCGCCGTTAGCATCCGCTTTCGGCAGGCAATAAAAAAGCGCCCTTTAGGACGCTTCATTTCTATAAATGATTATTTACTTAAAGCTTGGCGTACAAATGCATCTTTTGCTTCAAGTAGCTTTCTTAATCCTGTGGATTTTTCAGGCCCGTCAGGAAGTTGCTCATCCATTTGCCGAGCTAAATCACCAATTGGCTTACTAACTTGCTGCAAATGTTCAGGTAAATGTTCATATTGGAAATATTGGATAATAGGGCTTGGCATTTTCTTCTCGCAAAAAAAGCACCCGAAGGTGCTATGGTTAAAAATTAAGTTCTATTTGATGAGTGCAATTGCTTTTAATCTTTCAAAAGTAAAACCATAAATTGCCATAGCTTGAAACCTTAATTTGAAGAAATGGCACCAGAATTCATTTTGTGCTCAGAATATATTGAGCATCTGACATATTGATTTGCTTTTCAGGCATTTGTAGTACCTTTAGCTACGTTTACTTTTTATTCCAAACCTCTGATCTAGGTTCATCACCAACTAAGCGGATGCCTTGAGGACCACCTACATCAAATGTTGCCGTGATAGTCGCTGGACCCTCAAAAACACTACAATTCATTTTTACAGCGGTTAATCCAGCTAATGGAATACCTGTTTCCTCGTCACAAAGAGCAAGATGAGAAGATTTATCTGAAACTCTTTTAAGTACCAAATGTCTAACTTTTGATTCACTCATAAGCCAAACTCCATAAATGACAAAAGCGCCATTTGGGCGCTCATATAGGTGAAAATTGTGTCTTAAGTGAGTTTAGAATTACCTGTAATCGGCAATAATTACTCACAGTTAAATCCAGTTCCAACAAGGTCTTTTTTCAAATTTGAAACGAGATTTTGTTGTTCCTGCTGTTGTCCACTAAGATAATTTTTATCTAGAGTCTCTGCACCATCAATAGATTTATAAAGCTCTTTAGATTCCTCTAAATTGTCTTTTAAAAACGTGGTGAGGTTTAGTTTCGCCTGGGCAGCTCTACATAAATTATTTTTAGCTTCTAAACCTTGAGTAGCCTGTTTTACTTGACCAGTTGTAGGATCAAAAGAATATGCATTTGCCATTGCTGACTCCAAAGCTTCAGACAATCGATCATATTCTTTAAGATATTTTTGACTTGGTTCAGCTAAACAAGTGATGGAAATTAGTGTTAGACATACAAAAGCTATTGTTTTCATATTGTATAAATTCTGATGTTTTAAAAAATATAACATAAGAAAAATTACAGACCCAACTTTTTAAAAGCTTTTTCATCCAACTTTCTCAAATCATCTAAGCTATAGAAACGGCCTTCAGGATCAAAGAACTTTTCAAAATCAAATTTTCCTTCCTTATAGAGCTTGTAACGCTTCGGCCCTAGCCACTCTTTTTGAAAGAAATCATCTGTCTTTTTAAAGAATTCTTTAAAAGTGGTATTGGCATCTAACTGCCCTATTAAATGGCTTCGCTCATCTTTTGGAATGTCTTTAACTCGACGTTCGTCCATGGCAAATGGCCGTTCGCCAACAAGTTGACCGTCCTTCTCGACCGGAACCAAGATACTGCGACAGTTGGGATGTAACGGCGGCACTCGCTTTGCCGGATCATTTATTTCCCACACTGAACCATCTAATGAAGCGCAAAGCTTAGAAGTTCGTCCATCTAAAACGCTAACAAATCGGACATATTCAAAGCCAATTTGGTTGAAGCTATTTAGATAGGCTTGATTAGCTACATGACTTCGCACAGTTCTTACCGTTCGCTCAATATCAGTTTTGGTACCATTTAAGATCCCATCTTCATAGTTAAGCCGTTTGCTCCCTCGAATACGCTGAACAATTTCTTGGTTAGTTTTGCCTGAATTAATACCATCTCGAATTGCATACTCAACCTTTTGACGGGCACTTTCAGCAATTCTTGAAAGCAGATCATCGACAAGAGCGCCACCTGCCAACGGAACTTTTTTAGCGGATAAAAATAGTTTTTCCCCATCAGGCTTATTAATTTTTGCTCCATAGAGCTTAGCTACGTAATTGGCCTCATAAACAGCCAGCGCCGTAGCTGAAACGGCAAAAGCTTCAGGTAATGCTAAATTAACACTGGCAAACCATTGGGAAATCAAATCCCTAATTTCCCTTAAGTTTGAAGTTGTATATTTACCACCAGCTAAAGCAACTTTCTCCGACTCATTAAGCTCATCCAATAAATCCCGAAGCTTAGATAGCATCTTGCTCGTATCATCATTGAATAAAGCCAATAACTCATTTACCGTTTTTGATGAAGCACGATAAAGATAGGCCTGGTGCTGAGTGAGTGCTTCAAATAGTTTTTTGATATCTGTTGCCATCTCACTCTACCTTTTGATTTAAAGTCCCATCTTGCTCTGCTTCAACATTCTGTAGCTCTTCTTCATATTTTTGTTTAGGGAACATGCCTGTTTGGTTGTATTCCCACCATGATTTAAACGAAGATCGGCCTTGTAGAGCTGCTTCAAATAACTGTCTAGCTAACTCAGCTAAATATCCTTGCTTGTTAAATTCCTGACTGATTTCGAACATCAGTTCATCTTTTGTCAGAACATCAACATTAGGTACCACAAATTTAGCAGCCCAACGTAAAGCCATAGACAAAGCTTCATTCATATTCACAACACAAAGAGAAAGAACGGAATGCTGCACGGCGTCATCACTGTTAGATTCAGTAGCAGTCTTTTTAGCTGCAGAACCTTTTTCAATAAGTCGTGCACCCATTTCTTTCATCTGTTCCCATTTATCCTTCATTGCTTCCCGAGCTAATGTGTTTGGATCTGCTTGCACAATCCCCAAATCACCGTTTTCAGGTAAAGGTAATAGAACTTTTGCACCGATATAAATGCCACGCTTTTTAGCCTCGTCGTACCAAGCCCAATTAACTCCCTTGGCATAAAACTGTGGTTGACCCATATAAAAAACGGACTCTTGAAAGTCCGCACTATCTCTATAATGAGCTAAATTAAGATTAGCCAATGGAAGTAGTGGAGGCTTTTTAATCTCTTCAGAGTTATCAATAGCTCCTACAAAGGTGAAAGGAATATATGACCAGGTATCACCGTTATAATCAGTTGGAAATTTCTTTTCACCTCCCACCCATGTGCCCTTATCGCCTTTGGTATAGACCTGTACGGAATAGGCATAAACTCCTTCACTATTAGGCTCTAACCTTAAGACACGATACTGCTCCACTTCCGTTTTACTAAAGCCATCACCGCCCCTCTCAGAAGTAAATTCACGGATGACTACTAAACAAAGCTTTTTCTGGTTATCAATCATCATTGAATCCCAATTGATCACATCAATGGCATTCAGTAAGTGAATCATTGGATAGGCTTTTTGCTGTTTAAACTCTGCAAGATTTCGTGCCGGTGTAACTGCTGGGTAGTCTACATATAGAGCGCATCGGTAATGCTTTAATAAATGTCTGATCCCGTTCTGTGCCAATTGATAAGCACTTAATCCCGCGCCGTTTGCATTACGTTCTAAGTGAGCTAGTTCTGGAGGAAACTTAAAACTAGGATCAGTAGCAAATGCAGCACCCACTAAGCTATTAGATGTTGTACCTGTAACTTCATAAAAGACTGCACGTATTAGATAAGCTAAATAAGCACTCTTGTTTGCAGGTGACTTATCATGTGCGTTAGGCTTTGGAAGATACTTTTCTCCTTTAGCCTTTACAGCATCTTCGCCTTCACACACATCATCTAGCTTTTGCCAGTATGGCAAGTTTTTAACATACTCAGGATGTTTAAAAGTTACGTCACTCATCGAGCAAATCCCATATCAGCAAAGAAGGCCTCAAAACCTCCATTCAATTCATTAAATGCATCTGAACCAGCATCAACTTGGTCGTCATGCGTTCCATTTGGAAAATTGCGAAGCTCTTCAATAAAGTCTTTATTCCAATCACCTCTAAGCATTCTCACGTTACCCACGTTAACTTGTGCCGCAAAAGGTTGTGCACGTGTGAGTTTGTCTCCCGAAACTGGTTTGGCTTTGACGTCATATCCTGCAAGAAGTTTTACGAATGCACTGGCTTGTGATTTACCAGCCTGACCAGGATCTTGAGGAATCCTTACCGTTACGCCCATCCCATCTAACTCTGTAACTTGTTTTAAGCGCTTATTGACATTGTCTGGACCAAGTTGCCCTTTGGTTACATCAACGATATAGGTAAAGCCATCTGCGCCAAGAGCTTCTCTAACACCTGCTGTAAAGTCGCCTTCATTCTCAGTTGCACCAAAGTCCCAAGCCCTTACTTGCTTCACTACATCAGCAGGTAAAGCATCCACAATTTCAATATTGTCAGGCTTAAAAAAACCGCCTGCTGGCGGTGATGGCATTTGTCTATATTGCCCGGCAAAAACATATGGCGCAGCTTGCTCCATTTGCTTCAACTTTTGAATATTGTGTTTTGCTGGCCACAATGCAGATCCGTCTTCTTGAATAGCTGATAGACATAGATGCTCCCACACTTCACCGTTACCACCAGCTACTGGAACGCCGTCTTTTCTATCACCTAGCAACCATCCAGCTAAATCATCTTCATGAAGTCGCTGCATAATCACAATGATCGGCGTATCTGGCGAGTTAGTACGCGATTCGAGTGTGTTCTGAAACCAATCAATTACCCCTTCTCGAATAGTTTTTGATGAAGCTTCATGTGCTTTGTGCGGGTCATCAATAATAATGCAGCCGCCAAAGCCTTTACGAAGTTTTCCTGCACCAAAACCGGTAATCGTGCCGCCTGTACCAGTCGCATAGCAGACACCACCTTGGGAAGTTCTCCAGAAGTCTTTAGCCTTACTATCATCACGCAATGTAAGATCAGGAAAGACCTTTTTATACGCCTCCTCTTGTACGAGTGTTCGAATCTGGAAGGCGTTATTTGCGGCAAGCATTGCCGAGTAACTGATATGAATAAACTCACAGTCAGGCTTCTTTCCAAAACACCAAGCCATAAAATTAATTACAGCAATTTCAGTTTTAGAATATCGTGGTGGAACGTTAATAATTAACCGCTTTATCTCTCCGCGATAAACTTTCATCAAAGCTTCACAGATTTCTAAGTGGTGCCAGTTCTGCATCCATTTATAACCACGGCGCTCCTTAAACATGTACCTTGTGAAGAAATATAAATCTTCTTGCGCCTCGATTCGGATGGCTTTATCCCGAGCCGCATCAGTACTCATCTAAGACTTCCCTCCGCGCTTTTAAGTAATCTTCCATTGGAACTGGAATTTCTGAATTAACTGTTTGGACTGGTCCGCCGTCTTTGCCTGTAATTTCTTGGCGATTAGTAAATTGACCACCAATATCTTTAGCGGCTTGTTCAAGAATTTTTAAGGCTGTTTTGACGTTTCTAGTCTTCTCAAGCTGTCTTTGGTATTGCTTCAGTCGGTAATACTTGTTAGCAATAGGAATATCAATTAAGCCTTTATCAAACTCATCTCTGGTTTTTTCAAATAGTTCGACATACTTTTTGCTTAAGTTCTTACCAGCAACTTTTGTAGGGTCATAAGTTGCAACTTGAACACGATCTATATCAACGCCAAACTCTTGTTTTACGAGTTCAGCCACTTCTTGAGGTGTATCACGACAAGCAAGAGACTGAACTATAAAGATTTTCACAGGCTCTTTTAGTGTCGCCATAACTTCCTCATCGTATAACTACGTATAACAAAATGGGCAAAAAAAAGAGCCATTAGGCTCAATTGATTACACAGTTTCCGCAGCATTTTGAAATATCAAGATTCGAAACAAACGGCGGATTTTTTGCGACTTCAATAAGTCGCTTAACATTTTTGCTTGGTCCATAACGTTTAACTACGCCAATAAACTCTTCAACGTCATGACCTGCAAGATAGTGCTTAGGAAGACCAGAACTATCGCTATAAACAATTTCTCCGTCCTCGTCTCTCATCACTCCAATGTGGTAAAGCTCATGTTCAAGTAAGTAACAGAACTCTGTATCGTTTGCACGCTCACAGAAAGAAGCGTCGACAGTTATTAAGTATGTTGGCACAAAGCCGAACCAGTCTCGCATCTGTTGCTCTTGTCGAGCTTTACGCCATCCACCAACATTGAACATGACTTTTTCGCACTGGCCCAACACCATAGCTTGCTTGCTTTTATATGCAGAAGAGGCCCACGCGAATGCTAAAAATTCTTCATTATCGTGAAGCAGCTCAGCTATGTGATCATGATCGGGGTTATAAAGAGGTCCACCAATAGTTAAGTAATTAGCAACTACCCAGTTTTTTAAATCAGGCGCAGGTACTATGCGTATCGCTTCCTCTTCATCTGCTTGGTCTATAAAATCAGTTGGAGGAAATGGTCTGATCTGATCCATTAAATATTTGCCTCTTTAAATTTTTAAGCCATTGGCTAGCGAAATGAGCTTGGATCTGCAATGGACCAGATTCATTAATCTTAAATCTTGGTACTGCCTCTAACCGAACAACGGTATATCCCATTTCTTCAGCAACATCGTAACGGTCCATACTCCACGCTTTTGTAGCCAGCTTGCCCTTTCGGCCACCTGACCAAGGTCCACCAGCAATTTCAACTAAAATACGATATTCAATTAAATGAAAATCAAAACGCCAATGCTTTGTAGATTTAAACTGGAATTTCTTTTCGTACTTAATTTCCAGATTATCCAAAGCTTGAGTAAATTCTTCTTCAGCCTCTAAGTATTTTTGAGTAGCTTTAGGTAGTGGTCTAGATTTGGACTTAGTTTTAGGTTCTTTTTTTCGTGTAAGCCAAAAGTATTCTGTAGAATCCATTATTCTCACCCATAAAAAAACCGCCACTTGGGCGGTTATTGTTATTTTAAAAACCAATTTTTGGCTTGTAATAAGTTTTTATAGAGCTTAATGTTGTCTAAAATAGTTTTCAGCTTAGCTATATTACTATTGCACATTTTCACATGTGCAGTTTCAACCAGTTGATCTGTAATAGCATTTTCTAGATCCTCTGGGTCTTCAATACCAACTAAAGGATTTGGATCTAAAAAACGACCAAATTGTTGAATAGTTTTAAGTTGAAGATCAATATGTGAAGTTAGCATTGGCAGAAATTTATTTTTTAAATCTTCATTATCTTGTAAATCAGCTTTTTTAATATCTGCAACTAACTCATACAATTTCGATTTAAATTCATATTGAGTATCTCGTCCATCACCGAATAAACCATCACTAGAGCCAATCTGAGCCAATCTAACTTTGAAGTTTTCAATTTGAAGCTTTTCAAGTAGTTGTTGTGAATCCTTGTTTACCTGTTGAAGCTTAACAGAGGTTCCAATTATTGAAATTTCTGAAATATTTTCAAAAAAAACTATGACAATCGATCCGACCATTACTGCAGCTATTAATACTGAGAAGTCATTGGATTCAATTAGATGGTCTATTTTCAACCAAACTATAATAGCACATATAAATGATGCAACTATTACTACAGGCCTTAAACGCTTAATTTTAGAATTCTTCACAATCAATTGTTCTTAATACAGATTTATTACTTAATTATAGCACCATTTCAAATCATCAGGTGTTTCCAAATAACATCCGTTTTTATTGCAGAAGGCGTGAATGTCGTTAAGGTATTCAGTGAATTGAGCTGTACTTGCATCTGTAGTGCTAATTAGCTCACATAGACCGTTTGCTACATCTTGGTAGAGTGGATGTTTAGAATCCTTTAACTCTCGAACAGCTTTAAATGTTTTCTTATATTGGCCCACATCATCACGATCATAGATTTTTGCTAAGAAGTTCTTCTTGAAGAACAGATGCTCATAGTCTTTATCTGTACCTTGACGTTTAGCCCACTGATTAAGCCACATCCAGTACAAACGGTTTTGAGCTTTTGAACGATCTTTCTCTTGTGGTGCAATCAATACGACTAACGGCTTCCCTTCACTCGCTGCCTTTGCATGATTTACATTAAGAAAGTTAGTTACTGGTGCAATGTCGCAATGGTTCTTAACAACTTGTCGGAATTCCATTGCTTCACCTATTCTTTAATTTCAAACTCAACGCGTTTAGGCTTCTTGTACTCGCCTTTAATTAACATTGGATACATCGGCTCATATTCAGCTTCACGCTGAACTTTGAAGTTGATGTAGAGATCAATTAGAAACTCACTCAACATCATCAGCCAAACAAGTTTAAATCGTGGCTCAATAATTGGTGAACCACTTTCAAGTTCTGAAAACATTACTGGGCAGATACCAAACCAGCCATAATGTGTAAATTCAACTATGTGTTTCATACCCACCTCAATAAAAAACCACCCGAGGGTGGCTTAATTCTTTCTAGTAAATTGGTTTACCATTTTCTCTATTAATTCTTGTGTGAGATTTTCAGGGTACGAAATCCTAACCTCATATCCAACAATAGTTATGATGCCATAAGGCCCATTTGTTCCAGCTATTGGGTCATATGAACCATCATCCATTAATACTTTGATGAAAGAAAAATTCTCACCGTCATATACAGCCTCATAATCAACATGCTTAACCATTGTAAATCCTTACACCAATTACGTTGGTTAAATCATATCAAAATAAATCTTGTGATTTTCCATCAATATTCAACATCCTTTCCGTCTTTTCCAACCACCGCTCAAACATGGTTTCTGATTCTTGTCTTGTGCCTAATTGGTATGTGTCGAATAGGAAATGACATTTATGGCAGAGAGGCACTGTAAACGCATCTGATGCCTTAATTCCTTTACCTTTTCCATGCTTACCAGAATTAGAATGAGCGGCTTGACTAGGACTCTGACCACATCTAACGCATGGTAACGCTCTTATCTCGTTTAGCCTCTTTTTCGAACGCATTTTCTAGGTTCTCTATTCTGGTTCTGAGAGTATTTACTTCACGCTGACATTCAGTCTTAAACGTATGGCTGCTGAATAAGTGGTTATAGTTTTCTAACCGGCTAAGATTACGTTTATAGATTTCTAAATTCTTCTTCGCTTCGATTGTGTCCATGTTCACCCCAATCCATTTAACTTAATGCATATAGTCCAGTAATTAGAAAAACCACAGTCAAATGTAGTGATTGATCCAAGTTAAAACTTATTTTTTTCTCACACTTCATTAAATCAATTACAAAGTGGGTAACAAACATCAATAATGAAAGACCAAGTGATTTAGTTAATAGGAAAACTGGCAAAGCATGGATTGCACAATGAGCGCTTAAAACCCACCCCCACATATCATTCTTTTTATCACCAACGAATCTAGCTTTAAAGTTAGCGACAAAATCATTTTGAAGTGCAAAATCACACAAGAAATGCGCCATTACCAAAGCAACTAAAAGCTGTGCAATTTCCATTGCCATCTCCAAAAAAGAAAACCCCGCACTTGGCGGGGCTTTAAATTACACTTCTACAACTTCAATCTTTTTAACACCAGGTATTAGTGTTGGTCCAGATATGCCTATAATTTTGAATCGCTCAGTAAACCCATCTGAATAAGTTCTAATGAGCATGTTGCCAATATGTATGCCTTCTAGATCACCTTGAGTGTAGACTGCCTCATTTGAATCGATTCTACACTTCTCTAATTGAGACTTATCACCATTAGAGTCAATCACGTCTAAAGTTTCAATATAGCCAAACACAAGCATTTTCTCTCAAAGATTAAGACATGCTCAGTAGACTACAAAACATACATAATTGCAAATAAGTATTTGAATTCTCAATAGTAAATTAAATTACTTAATCTTTCCACACTTTCTGCATTCTTTCTGATTGAACATGTCTGAGTCATATTCCCATACGTGAATGCAAAATACTTGCTTGATGATTCGGAGCATGTGACCTCCAAAGAATTGCCACAGCTTTATAACAGTACTGTGGCCTACCGCTACTCACTTACTTTATAAAACCACTGGATGGGCACAGTATTTTACGTTTCAGCTTTCAGATCTATTTTAATGGCGGGGCATCACTCCCAATCTGGTATGTATTTCCTGCATATCCCATCCATGCGCGATGAACTGCATGGGTTGTACACTCTTTCGTGGTGTCTAGACGTGTTTGCTTAAACAGTCTTTAGCTAATCAGCAAACTTTTGATTATGGGTTTTAATATTTTTAAATGCTCCAAAAAGCAAAAAGCCCATCGGATGATGAGCTTTTGAAATAACGCTAGTGAACCTGACTACTCAAGCGCACTATACCAGATATCCTATACCGCGCGTTTAAACGAGTCAACACCAAATGCATCAAAAATATTAAATTTCTGCCTAATTAGGTCAATATTGCTGAAACACTCAGTGCGGCCACAAAAATGCTTCTTGGGTGTATATCTGTATTTTTGCAAAAGTCTTAATAGTAAAGTCTCAAACCTATAGAGCTTCTTTCTATCTCCATTCTGTAGACTCAAAACATCAAACTTATATGGAAGCCTACTGTTATCAGGGAATCTCGACTCTAGAGATTTTGTAGTAATTCCAATTTTATAAAACTCCTCTTGCTCATCATAACAACGAATTAGGTAAATCATTGCACCCTGATCCATTAAGCTTTCTTCATTACAGGCTACACATCCTCTGCCTGCTAGTAGCTTTTTAGCTCTGGTCCTTATCCAACCGTGTTTAGGGCATTTGATCTCAACAGTAGAGTCAACATCCTTATCAAAGACTACTCTAGAGAAATCATAATCAAAGTCCTCATAGGTTAATTCTAAGAGTTTCATAAAATTTTGGTGACGACGTTGCATAGCTGTGGCTACGCAAGTATTATTGCGCACAGTCATTTTGGAGCCTCAATTTCAATTTGATTAGAGCCATATAGGTGTTGGTAGCACCTGTATGGCTTGCTTAAATATTATACCATAAAAACAATTAAACTCATGATATTCTTAATCTTTTATCATGTGCGTGAAGAAAAAATCTTGCACATCCAACCATGATATTTACCTGAGCTTTAGACTGGTTTGTAATGCCAGCCACCGCACTTAAAGATCGATTTTCGACCTTATGCTTAATCAAACACATCACTGCATACTTAGCTTGATAATCAACCTTCTCGGACCGCAGAATGCTTCGCAATAGTGTCTGCACTTGATCCGCTTCAAAATCATTAATCTCACAACGGATGTAAGACTTACCTCGTGGCACTTCTTTCCCCGCTTCACGCATCAACCAATAGATCTGATTGATATGCAATCCATCTGGTAAATCCCCTCCTTTCATGCGCACAGTTTCACACCAAGCGCCGAACTGCTCTAGCCATCCATCAATTGTGTATTTGTTCCAATCCATTACTGGTGTTACTACTGCTGCATTCATACCGTCACCCTAACCTTTCAATTCTTTAAATTCTGCTAATGTAATTTTTATAAACGGGTCATCAATGCAATACTCTTGATCAATAACAGGAGCACTTACATACACATCATTCCCATTAACAAGTGCAAACTTCTCTACAAAGCGACATCCACAATATTTGCCTGCAAACTTATCGCAGTTATAGATACCGCAAACACCACGAATGTCATCCTCCCAAATAACAACCTCATGATTCACTCTAACAACGAAAAACTTTTCGTCCTCGGTCCAACCTAATGTTTCTATGTCGCACATATCTATCCCTCACCCTAAATCATCAAATACTTTTTAATTTCATCTATGGCTTCATCTGCACCGAAGCAGACTTTGCACATGTAACCTTGTTCTTCTAAGCGTTGAATCATGAGCCTTTGACTTGGTTGTAATTTCCCTTTCTTTGACTTCAACTCAATCCAAAGCCCGTGTACTTCACCATTTGGAACGATAAGCTGAAGGTCTGGAACACCAGCCTTCACGCCTAACTTCTTGAACTTTGCAGCTTCAAGGATGTTTCTTGAGCCACCATTAGGAATATGAAACAGGTAATCACTCAAACGACCTGAACCATACTTCACTCGATGCGCCCAACTCATGAGCGTCATCTGTTCTTGATCTTCTGTAGGCACTCGATTAAATCGCTTTGAACGAGCTGCCTTTTGTGACTGGACCCTTTGAGCCTCTTTGAATGTGGTCATTGGTCACGCTCCCAAAACTTAGGTTGTCCGAGTCTTTTCCATTCTTCGTAGTGAGCAGGACATACATGCACATCATCCACAAAGCTGCCATCCTGATCAGTCATTGGAACTTGTTCAGCAATCTTGTAGGCATGGACATTGCAGAGCACACCATCACAAGTTTTGCCATTCACTGGATAATCACAAAGCCAACTACCTTCCTTTAGAATCGTTTCAGAGCAAACATTGCAGCAATAAGGAGCAATCCATTTTGGTGACATCGTGGTCCATACATAACGATTGTTTTGATCAAGGTAAGTTATTGGCATGCCTCCCCCTTGAGCGCTTGCTCTAACACCTTCACACCGCACACAATTACTTCTTCAAAAGTGGCAGTTGGATATTTCATTTCCTCAAGTACTTCTTCCATTGTTTGAGTTAAAGCATCCACCCGCTTTTGCAGCTTCAGCATGTTTATGCCTTGTTGGGTGTATAAGGTTTGCAGCTCGTCACGCTCTTGCTTGATCTTTTTAAAGTGAACTTCATGACCAATCACTTCACCGTGATGAGATGCTTTAAGCTCCTCCACTTTCGCTTGTTGGTGCTGGTAAGCCTTCTTTGCATTTTCCACTTCGATTTGAATGTAGCTGCCATCTTCATGCTTTTCGAATATCCAATTAAGATCAGGGTTATAGCCAAAATTATCTAAGCAATGTTCTTTATAAAATTCTTCAAACTTATCCATCTCAAACATCCTTTGATTTACACAGCGGGCTGATCCGGTTTTCTATGGGGAAGTCGTCGCCCATGTCTTGATTCTCTTGCTTGATAGGCAAACTGTTTTGTGTATCGTTTTGGCATAAATTTGAAACACTACAATCACTTATTGCTTGATCGTTGCTTGATTCAATGCGGTGGCCTGCTGCGACTTCTTCTGTAGAAGCGGGATTGAACATTGCAGAACCATAAATACCCTGTAGCATTTTTAATTCTTTGCCATCTTTTAACGGAACAACCTCAACTGCGTCTGTATATACGTAAACCACTTTCCACAATGAAGTTGACTTGCTAGGCTGGTTAAGGGTATTTCGCTTAACAAGTATTTGACCAACTTTAAACTCACTCATGACTGGCTCCTTTTCCTCTGGCAACTTAGTCATAACACCATCTGGAAATTTAAAATCTTCATGCCACTTCCCGTTTTCCCAAATAGACCAAATCCCACATTCATCACTGTTGTAGTAATATCCAGCCTGCCAATGTGTCGCACCTTTAGGGCGGTGTTTTAATATTTGTTCAAACATGACCGCCTCCGTATATTGATTCGTGGTCTTTGATTGCGCGTTCTAATCTCACCCATAGATCAACACCTTCTGCATCTGATGGTCTGAGCTTATAAACTAGCTTTGCTCCACTAATACCTTCGTGAAATTCGATAATGTCCAAAGACTCCACAAGACGCTTGAGGTCTTCCAATAAGATCAACTCAATCGCATAATCTTCTGACCATGAATTAGTTTCATTGTGGTAGTAAGCAGTAGCATTTGATCTTTTGAAAATGTAGTTACCTGTCAAAGTGCAATAGCCGAAAACTGGAAATCCTGGCGCCCCCTCAACAACCTCTCTTGCCTTCTTTTCGCCAAAATCACGAATAAACTGTTCTGGTTTCATACCGCCTCCTTGTAACGTTTAGTAATGGCTTCCTGCTTAAGCTGGTCTAGCATTTTCAGCTTTCTTAATTTCTCATAGAGGTTCGCTGCTGCTCTTGTTTCTTCATTACGAGTACCGAGGTTGTACGCTCTACGCAGCTTCATCATTGATGTGTAATCTACAAATTCGATCATGCTTTCAGCTCCCCTTTAACATTCAGGATGTCTTTTGCGTATTGAGTTGCCTTGTAATGATTTTTCCCAACACGTTCGAAATATTTCCATTCAACAAATTTTTGAAGATTGCTGTAGATGGTTCCTCGATTGAAATCAAACACTGATTCCTTCACGTCTTTGACACTGAAAGGCGCTGATGCATGACATGCCAAACACGAGTAAGCTAAGCTGGTCATCAAAGTTTAATTTCTTTGTTCTATTTAAAGTTTTCACGCTGCACCTCTCTCTTCCACTGGGAATGACATCCCAACGAAACGGCAAATATCTAAACGGTCTTGAACATTCACAGATCCACGCTTGCCATGACGGTTTTTGGCAATAATTAACTCGGTTACACCAGTTGGCGCATTAGTCTCTTTTTCGAGTAATGGATGAACCATGATGATTTGGTCTGCATCCTGCTCGATCTGTCCAGAATCTTTAAGATCACTTGCTACTGGCTTGTGTCCTTCTGCTCCACGGTTAAGTTGAGCCAATGCAATTACTGGGCAATCAAACTCTTTTGCCATAGCTTTTAAGTCACGGCTGATTGATGCAACTTCTTGAACGCGATCCTTCTTAGATGGGTCTCGGATTAAGCCGATATAATCAACAATGATGCAACCCAAAGCCTTGTACTTACGCTTTGCCTTACGTGCATAACTTTGGATTTCAGCAATCGTTGGCTTTTGCTTTTCTTCAATAAAAATTGGTAGGTTTCTAAATTGAGCAATAGTTCCAGTAAGCTTCTCAAACATCCCGTCATAGATTTCACCGTTGTGAAGATTGTTATACGGGATTGCACCTAATGCTGAGATCATGCGATTAGTTAGGGTCGGCGTATCCATCTCAGCAGAGATGAACAATACTGGCATGTTGTAGCGCTTAGCAGTTTGCATTGCACACATCTGAGCAAGAGTTGATTTACCACTGCCCGGACGACCACCAATTACGCAAAAATGTCCCTTTTCAATTGTTCCCAAAAGATTATCGAGATGAGGAATATTGAACTGAACACCTATGAAGCCCTTTTGCTCCTTCTGAGCAATCTTTTTCTCAAATCGCTCAAGTGTTTTTTCTAAAGCTTGGTTAAAATCAAAACCTGTTTGCTTTTGCTCAATAGAATTACTAGATGAACTAAATAAATTCTCAGCAGCCAAGTAAACATCAGTGATAGTCAAATCTTTAGCGCACTCCGCAATCGAGAGACCAATATCTTCAACTTCACGATGCTGCTTAAGTTTATTCAACTCAGCAACAAAATATTCTAGGTGGTGTACGCTACCAACCGCACTGTTAAGTTCAATTAAATACTCTTCCCCGCCAATATCATTGAGAAGATTTCGCTCTTGTAGATGCTTGCAGACAAATACTGAGTCATATGGCTTATCAGCATTAGCAAGCTCGACAATAGCCCTGTAAATAATCTTGTGACGACCAGCGTAAAAATGTTCTTCGGTAAGATCATTTGCGACAACCTCAAGGGAATGGCTCACTGTCATCAAAGCGACTAGCACACTCTGCTCAATTGTCATATTTTGAATGTTTGTACTCATTACCAGTCTCCATATTGCAATTGGGCATTAGAGAAATCAGGAGCTACCACAGGGTTGTTGACTTGAAACCAATACTCGTTTTCCCATTGTTTTTGGTTTAGCCAAACGCTAGGTGATGGAATGAACTCACCATCCTGCTTTGTCCAAGAGACATCAGATTTTTGTTTTTCAAGAATCGAAAGAAGTGTTTCAATCGCAAAACTTCCTTCATGCTTTGTGAAAGTTTTATAAGTGCCAGACTTGTCTGATTTACGTTTACAAGTTGGATATGCAGACCAGAACTTCTCGAAATTCTCGGAATACTCATTTTTCGCTTTTGATTTTTCGGTTTTCTCTCTTGGTAGGTTCTTTGGTAGATTCATTGGGAGATTCTGTATCCCAAAATTGGGATGGGTAGAGGTCCCGTTTTTGGGATGGGTAGGTATCCCAATTTCGGTACCAGTACCAATTTTGGTACCTGTACCAATTTTGGTACCTGTACCAATTTCGGTACTGGTTGGTTGGTTTTCACGGCAATCAACACCAACTAATTTTAGTACACGCACTCCGTTACCAATTTTCTTGCCAGTGTCCAAAACAAGACCCAATTCAATCAAATCTGAAATAACTTTCAGAATAGTTTTTCTGTTTAGCAAAGTGTCTCTATGAAGTCTTTCTGCGCTTGGATAGCAAGTAAAATCCTCACCTGCTCTATCAGCTAGAGACACAAGTACCAATCTTTGAGTGGCAGAGTTAACAGGGGCCTTCCAAGCCCATAGAGTTGCATCTAAGCTCATATTAGGCTCCTCTTAAACTCTTCATAAGCATCGTTGATTTCTTCAATGAAGAATTCATCACTTGAAGCATCGTAAAGCCTTTGAAGATCGCCATATTGGCGTGCATATTTCGCACCTTCATAAACTTCATGCTCATACTCCCTTGTGAACCGCAAAACTGTAGGATTCATAGTAATGACGCTCCAAGTTACTTTTAGCCTCAGCTACAGCAATCGAGTTTTTTAAACTGCGTTCTGTTGCATAAGCCTCAACCGCTTTTTGAAACAAACTAATCTTCCGATTTAGTTCAATGTCTGCTAATATTTGATAGTTCATTTGGTCCTTCTCCGATTGAACATTGAGCCTGATCCACAAAATCAGGCTTTTTTATTTATCTAAATCCCCGTTAATCCCTTCTGGTTCCTCATCGAAGCTGACTTCAGTAGAGATATCCCGTACTAAAGCGCCTAATCCCAAGCGCTGAAAAGCTTTTGCTTGTAAATTAAAGACATGCCACTCACCTACGATTTCTTTCTCAAGCAAGAAAGCCAAATAGCTGGCAAGGTCTTTTTCTTTTACAGAAGCGAGTGTTTTAGCTCGTTCATGGATTTCGGGAGATAAACGCACATGCGTAGATTTTTTTTCAAGGCTCATAAAACTTTCCTTATGCCGCTAAATGTTTTGGATTTGCTTTATCGAGTAGCCATTCTTGAGTCACTTTCCCGTTACTGTGCTCAGCAAGAATCTGTGCGTAGTTGGTTTCACCTGTGTAATCAGTACGTGGCAATACACCTTTCTCTGCCATCTTTCTTACAGCAACGTAGGAGATCCCAAGTAAAGATGCTGCGTTGGTTCGCCCACCAACAGCATCAATGGCTTGTTGAATAGGATTCATATCTTAAACCTTATTTAAACCTAATTAATATTTTTATTAAACCATGAGTTAAAATTATTTTCAACCTATGGTTGCTTACAATTTTATATTTTTTATACGAAAATTTAACCAAAGGTTTCACGCGATGAAAGTTATGAGCACAATGGTTGAGCGCATTCAGGAAGCACTGAAAGCAAAGAAATTATCATGGTCTAAAGCTGCCACAATGATTGGCCTGACTCCTCAAGCGCCTTCTAAATGGAAAAAAGGACAGATTGGCAAAGAGACTTTGGATAAGTTGGCCGAACTTTTAGAAGTTGATGCCGGATGGCTTCTAAACGGAAAGAAAAAACAAAATTTAACCAACTTCAACATGCAAGAATTTATGGATAAGCACGGTCTATCCAAGAAAGATGAATCATCATTTGATGTGAATGACATTCAAAGCGTGTCAGTAGTTGAGTATGGTGGGGATGATGGATTTATCTGGATTGATGTGGTAGAGGCAAGTTTTTCTTGTGGCACAGGAGAATCTATAGAGTTTCACTTTGATGTGATCAATGGAAAACAGCCATTCCCACCTAGTTTTTTTAAACAAAAAAATGTTCATCCTGATTGCATGCGCATCATCAAGGCTAAAGGCGACAGTATGGCGGACAAGATTGATGATGGGGATTTGGTTGGCATTGATATATCCCAAACCGACATTATTGATGGTCAAATTTATGCTGTTTACTTTGAGGGTGAAGGCATGATTAAGCAGATTTTCAAGGAAGAAGGCGGGAAACTGATTCTGCACAGCCTAAATCCTAAATACAGAGATCGTGAAGTCACGGAGCAAAATGGATTGAATTTTAAAGTTATGGGTCGCCAATTTTGGCGTGCAGGTTAAAAAAGGAGAATGGAATTGGACAACGCAAAATTACCAATCAACCAGATTATTGCCCGTATTAATGATGCTGCGAAAAATGGAGAGGCGTTAGTTCTAACTGCTGAAGAAGTAAGAATCCTTTCTAAAGATATCGGCGATAAGGTTTTTATTCCTGTACTTACGAATGAACAAGTCGTTCAGTTGGTAAAAGAAGGAAAACTGGGGCAGAAGATGAATAACACCAAAGATTAATAAACTGTGACCCGACGCAGTCCTTTAGAACAGATCGGGTGGAAAATTTTAAAAGGGGTTAGTAATGGCGAGAGAATATTCGATATCAAAAGCACGTATGCTTGAAATCCTTCAGGAAACAAAATGTGTTTATGATGATATTGATTTTTCACATGAGCCAGGCTCTGATTACATCCATTTTCGTGCAAACCAAGTATTTAGACTTGATACTGGGGCAACAATACCGGGTGCGTCTGTTGTTTTTAGAAGTGTTAGGACGCCAGGGTTCGTGCGGCACTCACTAGACCTTCGCATACGTCACCTAAATGTAGAAAACATAGTCCTCCAAATTGAAGTGCTTCCGTTTGACATCCAGCACCCAACTCACAGGGAGCCAGGCTTAACTTTACATGGTTCTCATTTATTGAAGGCCACACAAACGATAGGCTATGATAGAAACACTGATAATTGGACGTGGTTCCAGTGGCTTTCGGAATTTGAAAGACAAGCCAATTTACAGTGTTATGGCAATAAATATGAACCTTTTATAGGAGAACTTTTCTAATGAATTCAAGTATAAAAGATTCAATCAAAAAGCTTGGCTTCCATTTCTATCATGCTGATGATGAGCATCTGTGCGTCACAACCCCTCAAACCTTTTCGTCTGGAAAGCCTGCTTGTTATTTTATTTCACAAAATAATAATAAAATAATTTTAAATGACTTTAGCTTGAATTTTCATGCTATGAGTGACTGCTTGCCTCAACCTGAAAAGACTGAAAATATTATTTCTCGGTTGGTGAGAAACACTCATACAAATGGCCTAATTAGATTTGAAAAACATCGTATATGGTGTAAAGCTGATGTTCAGGATGTGGAGTTTGCTATAGGTCATTATTTAAATGTGCTTGGAAGGCTGACTTCTTACGAGGCTAAGCCATCTGCTGATCAAGAGCTTGAGGAAATTCTTTCCGAAATTGAAAGTTTTTTGCTTTATAAATTTGGTAAAGATAATTTAATCTTAAGACCAAAAGTCATTGGTCACACAGGTACCACTTACGATTTTAACTATCAAAGTGGCTCTAAATTTATTGATTACGCCAAACCTGAGGCAGAGAGAACAGGAAAATTACTCAGAAAAATGCTTGATGTTCAGAATATTCAGAATGATGCTGAGTTTCAAATTATTCTTGAAGATAGAGTTAATAGGGATCATTTTAAGCGCGAGGCTGAAATTTTAGGCAATATGGCAAGTATTATGCCTGCAAGCAGCATCCTCTCTTAATAGTCGCCCCACCACAACAAACAACCCACCACCACGGTGGGTTTTCTTTTGTCTATTAAAGCATATTTAAACCTAATCATAAATTATTTTCACCTATGGTTTAATTTATGCTTGCTTTTATTTTATACCTTTGGTTTAATAAATCTCACAGACAACAAAAAAGTCCCAGACATCTGACCGACGGGACTTTTACTCAATGAGTGAGAAGATTATGACACAGAAATTCGAAATTAAAAATCGTTGGACAAAAGAAGTCCTTTTTACCTGTGATATTCCTGAAGGAATGGAATCAGGAATGATTGCT